CCGCCACCTACCGCCGCAGGAGCAGCCGAATTTCCGCTTGCCACTGCCTGCTCGGTTCCTACTCCCCCTCCGCTTGGGGTTCCCGCCGCCCCGGAACCAGTTACGTTATAGGACGAAGGCGTTACGGCTTGAGTAGGTGCAGACGAACCCTTAGACATGCTCATGGCCCCCATTGCCACCGAAGCCACCGCTGCGATACCGGCTATCACGCCAGACATATTTAATCCTCCGTTTTGATGAAGATATTTTTCGATTCATCCCGGTTGGAAGCGAGCAAATTCGCCTCATCCGTAAACTCGTTTTCCGCGTCTGAAACCGTTTGAGCCTTGGTCGGGAAAACCATTGTGATATATATGTCCGTAATCGCCCGAAAGATTTGCTTTCTTCCCGACTGAGCCGGAAGGACGTTATAGCCGGATAAGTTCAGAACCTTGTCTCCAACCAAAACCTTTGCGTCGCCAACCACGATAACCTGTGTCGGGATTTTGATTAGTGCTCCCGTAATGATGTGGTTCGCAGGAACCATCACTGTGCGTGAGTACATGCCGCCGTGTATGACGTGAAACGTTTTAAAGTCCACCTGTGGATGTTGCAAGAGTGCGGCTTCGATGCGCCGCACATTGCCAACATCTTCAACCGACATTGCAGGCATTGACGGCCACCTCCAACTGGGATGGATCAGTAGATTGTTCATACCAGACTCCTTGAAAACACTACGTCCATTTCGGTATATCCCTTGCGCGGGAGAATTTTGCACATCCGGCTGCCAACCGGGGCCGTACAGAGAAACACTTTCGCGCCACTTTCCTTGGCAAAGTGCTCCGCCGTTCGGAGAAGTTTAAGCCCAGCGCCGGTTTTCCGAGCCGGACCCGCTACAAAAAAGGACTCAACGATACCGGCGAGAACGCTGTAGTGCGGCAAAACAGACATAATCAGCAGCAAAAAACCGATAAGCTGGCCTTGGTTGTAGGCGCAAAAAGTATGAATCGTTCCGGCTTTATCCATTGCCTTATAGGTTCCCACGCTCAAACAAGCGGGTGGCATGTCCTCGATGTATTCCCCCTCGTATTCCTTGCACAAAACAGAGAATGCGGGGTCTTCTGCGAAAACATCAATGGGCGTTTTAACGATATTTATCACTTCGTCTCGTGTTTTCTTTCAAACTGAATGCTTAACCCTAAAATTTCCAGTCCGTATGGTTCATCACCGGCCGTCATAGTAAAGCCGAACTTGTGAAAGATAGAATCGCTGAAGTAGTTGTTTTGAAGGCTGAGAATCGGCATTGCTACCCGAAATCCCGTCTTGTGCGGGTCCATGAGCGCCGTGTTTGAAGTTGAAGACGAAGTCTCCCCCCAATGAGAAAGCGTGATTTGGCTCGGGGTGTTCGTCAACGCCGTACACAAGAGCTTTACTTTTCGAATGGCCGTTGTGTTCCACAAGTCTTCCAGAGGAATGTCCCCCAGGTTCATAATGTAGGTGATGGGGTTCCCGTCGAAATCGTTTCCGTATTCAAGGCGCTCCATATAACCCGTGTCGAGGAAGCCGTAATTGAACATGTTGCCGCTTGTGTCCAGAAGGCCCATGCCGCACTGAAGTTTCTTGCCGGTCCCTCGCTCAATCTGGAACCATTTCTTTTTCGGGATGTCGTAGGCAAATTCAGTATCAAGAGTTGTCGAAGTCCCTGAAGCGAATATCCAATGGTATTCTTGGTTTAGCTGGTCGTAGAACGCTTGGCTGGAAGTTATCATGCTCCTGTTGATTGAATACGTTTTGCGCCTGTCCCAATAGTCCTCTATGTCGCCGTGGAGAGGCATAAAGCCCTTGCCGTCAAACATATAGATGCCTTCGTTCCCCTGCCAGATAGCGATTGTCCGGCTGGTTCCACCGTAGATTTCGAACGGAGCTGGTAGAGACACCATTGTCTGAGGGGCAGGGCACCCGACAGTTGGAGACACTTGATACTGCACCCAATCCGAAGGCCCGTCACCCACAAGGATGTATGTCTCACTCGTCTTCGTGATCGCCAGAGTGTTGTAAAGCGTTGTACCATACTGAGAGTAAAGCCAGCAGGCAGCGGTAAGGTCCGTGTCGTCTCCGAAATAAAAAGTAGCCGAATCGCTTCCGTTAAAAACTTGGCTCGTGCTGTCCGATGAGCAAATCATTTGGTTTTTCGGTCCCGACTGATTTGAGCAGAGGAAAATCCTGTCCATGGCGGAAACTGGGAACTTGAACGGGTAGATTATGATCGGGGCCGGAATGCCCGTTGCGTAATACACATCAACGGTGTTGCTGAGTGTTTTAGTGAATACGAACCTGTAATAGTATAGCTGAACATCATCTTGCGTATTGACGCTTCGCCTGACCTCAAGCTGAGGCGACGGAGGATCCCAGGATATGATTCCTGTTCCCGCCATGCTTATTCCGTTGGCGCTTGTTCCGTCTTGGACCGTCCCTACTGATTGCCACGCAGACCCGTTCCAATAATAGACGTAGCACACGGTGCTGGCCGTTGTGTTTCCATTCCCGCCGCCCAAATAGAAGTGAACTGCCCTCATTCTATCGCTAAAACCGATGGCTAATGCCTGAGCTACGCCAGTACCGCCGCTGGCGAAATCAGCAAACAACTCAAAAGTGTTGGCAGTGTATGATGAGTCCGTAGCCGGGCTGGTGCTTTGCACCCCCCCTATATTGCAGAAAGAGCTTGGATCGGCAGTAGAGAAAGAACTGTCGTAGACCGCATTGGTGTAATCTACGTAAGAGGTTCCGTTATCCACCTCAAAAGCATCGATTGTCCGGGGAGTTCCATCCCATAAGTCCACAAGCGGCTGCATAGTGTCGGTAAGGGTGACGTAGTAGAGAGATGTGCTGGTCGATGCACTCAATACAATCTTGTACCAGTAGAGAACCAGTTGATCCAGAACACGCATTTTGGCGACGGTTGACGTGTCGGTAAAAGTTATGGAGCCCGTTTGGTGCAGCCCTGCCGTACCGTCCGCCAGAGATGAAACAGCCACCCACGCAGACCCATTCCAGTAATAAACGGCAATGGTCCCCGATGCTCCGTTTGCTGTTTTGACGTAAGGATTTATCCCGGAAAGGGGTCTGGTAGCGCCTATATAGCAGTAAACCGTAGTCGCTGAGGTATCGTATGGTTCACTCGGGACCTCGAAAGCGGTTGTGTGCCTGCAAAGATTGCTTACTCTAAACTCATCGATGTACCCGTTGAAATAATCCGTTACAGAAGACCCGTTGCTTCTGGCCCCGATATAAACAATGCCCGTGTAGTTCGCTGGCCTTTCGGTGGACTTGACACTTGCCTGGAGAATCCCGTCCACAAAGATTCGATACCAGTTCGCTTTTTCGCTTATCTCTACTTGGTGGAAAGCTCCGTCTGGAATCAGCAGGCTATCAATGGTCCCGGCTATTATGGTTTCGGTTCCTGAAGCATTTATTGCAATCTTTATCGCTCCGGTTGTGTCTACGAATACCCTGAGCCAGTTGTTTGCATCGGTTATTTGTGCGTAAATCGTCTGGTTGTTCGTATTGGAAAGAGTCTGGATCCAACCATCTATCGTCCATTTCCCGCCCGAAAAGTTGAAGTCGGCATGGTCCGGGGTTGTGAGATAGGCAGTTGCCCCGTCGAACACCCCCGAATATCCAAACCGATAGACTGCGGCGCTATAGGTCACGTTTACGTTCGTAACGGTCTTCGGGGTTGTCTCTGAGTCTGTGACGTTGTTGTCCAGGTGAAGGAGCAACTTCGTATTCGTGTCTATTCCCGCGCTTGAGTGTCCCACAAGAACGGCGCAATTAGTCGCATCAGACAACGTGTTCGTCAAAACATCGGTTTGATCCAGCTTGAATGTACCGGCAGGATCGTAGTTGACAAACGCGGCCATGCGCGTCTCATTGCCGCCCCAGATCATCGTTTCGACGCTATTGGCATAAACTACCGCCCCTTCGGTTGCGGTGGCGAAAAGGCCCCTCTGTGCGCCGGCTACGTCGGTGTGGAGTGGCGTGGCGTTGAAGTTGCCTGTTGCCGGAACTGTAGCGTCGTTTCTGTAGACCGCCGGGTTCGCCCCGTTTACATCGTATGCTTGAACTAAGACGTGAGATTCGACCGGCTGCGCTTTCTTGAAGTGATGCGCCGATCTCACCAGCGGGTTTGCAAGGTTTGTTGAGTTTATCTTGGTCATGCCAAGAATACCCTGCGGGTGAGTGTCCGTGTATCTCATATTTTGGAGCGCAGTGAAATTGGTCCCTATTGTCGCGCCGTCATCAACCGTGATGAGTTTACCCGACAGGGGGATGTCCTTTTTCTGGACTGCGTATGGGTCTTTTGGCAAGATAGAATCCTTTTAAATATTCAGGATAAATGCCTTCAAGTAGATAGCCACCGTTCCCGTTGCGCCTGTTTCGTATTGGGCGTAGGGGCTTCCACCGACAACCGGCACCCATGTTTCAATATGGCCCCCGGCAAAGCCGGTCAGGCTACTACAAGCTGCCCATATATTTGTTCCATCGAGGCTTATATCTAAGTCCGAGATAGCGGTAGCCCCCGTGTAATCACATTTGAGCAAGGCGGCCCCGGCGCTGGAAACCGGGACGTGGGGAAGGTTTGCGTAGCTGCCGGAATGTAGCGAAGTCGTAAGGGTGTAGTTCGCAGGAACACCAACCCAAAAGATGTTGCCTATTTGTTGAAAGCCGTCGAAGGCGTATGGATTAGCAGAACCAGTACCATAGACATAGCAGATACCGATTACGCCATGGCCGCCAGTGGAATATGCAAGAGGCAGGGTGGGGTTAGTGGCACTTAATGAAGCCAGTGCCGATACCGTCGTACCGTTGTAAATAGCATGTATATAATACCAAGCATTACTAACGCCTGGTATTATGTCGAACCCTCCAGCGCCCAGCGTTCCGGATAGTCCAGTGCTAACATCAGGCACTAGAAAATTGTTACCCAAATAGTCTGTGACAGTGATGGAGTCTGCAGTAATTGTAACCGTTCCCCCGTAAGACGTTAGGCTCGACGTCCTAATTCTCAAATTCTTCGCTGGAGCCAAGATATAGGAGTTCTTCACATCGGAATTGTCCAGTAGCGTAACTCCATCGTTGGCGTACAGACTCGTCCCCAATGTGGCGTTAGGGGCCACCTTCTTCGGGTTCGCACTCGGAGCGGCAGGCTGTACTTTCGCCGTCCCCATAACCCTTTGCTGCCTTGTCCCTGTCGGTACTGCCATATCATCTCCCGCGAACGCCAAACCTGTCATAAAAATGACGGTGAAAAAAGCAAGCAGTCTTAGTTTCTGCATTTCATATTAACCTTCATGCGCCCTACGTCCTGGAACCGCTTTGCGATCCCGTAGCTGAATTTTTTAATCTGATTATCAAAGTGAACGAAGAACTTATCGCCCCGGTTCGGATCGGCATCCCGATACTTGTAGAGCCATGCGGCGTAGAAGATTAGTGCCAGACAGTATTCACGCTGAAGCCGGTAAAGGCCGTAGTCTGAGAACACCGGAGCGGGTCTCTGAAGGTAATTGACGGTGATCGTGTATCCTGTAACTGAGGGGGCCGGATCGACAACCAGAAGCGTTCGACCTTGTGGGACGATCTGATAGTCATCATTTTGCGACCAATCGTTGCCGGCCCCGCTGAAAAGAGCGCACACAAGCTGAGTGCTCGAAGTCTTAGAAAGCACAATGCCGGTCGATGCGTCCGTTATGTTGTGAACGGTGTCTCCTGCGTCGAAATCCGAGAAATCGGCTGTAGAGTCGGTCAAGATGCACTGGCCGCCCAATAAGGCACCAGCCGATGAAGCCGTACCGCTTACCGCCGCTGGAGGGTTAGGGTCGTCTATTACCGTGAAGTTGTAAGGATATTCAACGGGGGTCTGTGTGGTTTCGTACAGGAACTCGTTGTAGTCCCGGTAAAAAAGGTAGTGGTCGCTTGTTCCGTCGTTCAGCTTCAGGAAATAGCGGTTATCCTTCGTCCTTGCGAACAGTTGTAGATAGTCAGCGTTCAGTCGGTATGAATTGGCATTGGTCGTGGTGATCGTCTGAGTAGCCTTGAAGCACTCGGTCCTTGTGACGAACTCCACCGCCGCCTGCCACAAGTACATGTAGCTGGTGAAATCGTCCAGCCAGCCGGAACTATCCGACTCATTTAGAAGGTCACGGAGTTGCCGTAGAAGCTGATTCCCGTCCATCCGGTGTCTCCATAAATTCGCCATCGCCCGTAAATGGGGTGACTCTTCGGGTCCGGCAGGTCAAGTCTTTCCTGCGTAGCCGCTCGATGTTGCTCGTCTCTCCCAGCGCCTTGTTCATTATCTGTGTGGCGATTGTGGCATCGTCCCTCGATACCATGCCACCTTTGTAGCTCTTGAGGTTCAGGGATGTGGCGAGCCGCTTGTCGATCTTGATGCAAGGGTTGAGTTGGCGCTTCAGTTCCTCGTGCGCTGAGGCTTCCCCGAAGTGCATGTCGTCGTAAGAAAACATAGACTCGGATATTCCGCATTCAAGTTCGGACACCGCTTTTTTAAGGAAAGTCGTTTGGGCGCCGTTCAACTTTGGCCTTGCTTCCTCAAGGGCTTTGATCTTAGTGGCCAGTGCTCTTGTCTCGTTCAGGTATTCCGGGTCGGCGTCCGAAACGATTTCATCATCCGCAGGTTTGCGTGTTCTCTGCCGGTATTCCTCTTTCTTTTCGGCCAACTGCTGATCGAAGTACCAGCCGGGATAAGTCGCCGTTATGGTCGAATCTCCCTTGTCCCATTTCTTGTCCACATCGGTGAAAAACTGAATGTCTTCCACTCCCGCTGCTCTCAAATCTTCCTTAGCCATAACAATCCTTGGTTTGAAGGTTAAGGGGGCACGAGGCCCCCCGATAAAGTTTAAAATTTACTTGCGTCCTCTGCGTCGGCTTTGGCGTCCGCTTTGTCCTGCGCCGCTTCAGCCTTAATCTCAGCCTTGGTTTTAGGCTCATCGGCCTTGGGCGTAACCGCATCAAGAATCGCATCCAGCTTGTCGTGAAGTTCCTGCCAATCTGAGTTTCTTCCATCGGCCATAATCTTATCCTTTAGTTGGCTACGGTAAGTTGCGTTATTCCACCTGTGCCTATGACACTGCCGTAAGAAAGAGGCCACGCCATCTGGTTAGTGGCGGTGAACTGTGCGCCCGATGCAACGATAGCCATTAGGTTTCTGCCAACGCCAGAGGTAGCC